CTGTTGCAACTTCTAAAATATCACCTACTACAAGTTCTGTTAAAAATTTTGTGCCTGTTCCAGTTAAAAAACTATCAGTTGTTAAAGAAAATGCTGTGGTGACTGTACCTGTCAAAGTAGTTCTATCTACATTTGTTGTATTTTGATTTGCATCACTTTCTGTAAGAGTTGAAATAACATCGGCAGTAAAAACATCATTTGTGATGTCAGATGGTGTAAAACTTGAAATGCTTTGATTTTGCCCAAACAAAGACTTTACTTGATTAATACTAAACTCTTTTGAACTACTAACTGTTAGTTCAGTGTCAGAACTATTGACAACAATATTATTTACAGTTGTATTTCCAGATGAATCACCTGTTGTTTTGAGCGTGTCGGAAGATGTGAATGTTCCTGTTTTTGCTATGACATAAACATAACTAACTGAACTTACATCGGTAACCCTTTGTACAATACCAGTTGCTTTTGACGATGTGCCAATTACTTTGTCACCGGCAGAAAGACCTGTATCATCTTTCATTTGACCAGATAAAGTCAATTGAGTAACCATTTGAATATCAAACAGATACAATTTGTGTTGTGAATCTGAATCTAAAACGCTTGAAGTATAATCACCAGATTCTTTTTCAAAACCCCTAACACGTGCAATACCTATCAAATCATTATCGGCAGTTGTTCGTGATGAACTTTCAGTTCCGGTTGCGGCATTACCACCTATTTTTGAATTTGTCAAACTGTCATGTAAATTTACTTCTGTATAAGGAACGTGTGTTTGTGAACCGCTTAGTGTAAGTGTAGGTGAACCGTGTGTGTTTGTAACTAAAATATAATTGCCAACTTCTATTGCACTTGAAACACCGTCAACAACTTCAACGTCTCTTGCTTTTTCAATATCAATAAATGTTTTACCAGTCAATTCAGTTTCGTAACCATTTACATAACCTTTTCCCGGTGAAACTACAACATTGAATAAATCTTCGGATGCTGTGTTGCTGTCATCGGTTGTTTGACCAGTTTGATATAAACCATTATTGAACCCATCGTCTAAATTTTGTCTAAGTTCGAATGAGAATGGTTTTACTAGATAATTTCCTGATTCATCAAAAGTTCTTCTTGCTAATGTTTCTGCCAATACTGAATATTCAGTTGGTCTTGCTTTTGATTGTAACCTACCATTTTTTACAGATAATAATTCAACAAAGTTTTCATCATCGGTTGAATTCAAATCTTTTTTGGCAAGAGTCAATGATATTTTGAGTCTATGAGCACCTTTTGCGTTGAAGTTTGTAGTTCCTTGTGCATTGTCGAGTAAAGAAGTATCTTCTTCAGGTGTGACTAAATTTTCTGTAATAGTTAGACCAACTCTTGCAGAAGGTGTGTTTGAATATTTTTCTAAAACAATTTTTTGTTCGGCAACTCTTACAAAGTGTTCCCGAATAAAATATACACCAGTTTCTATACTTGCAATTGATCCTTTTATAGATGCGCTTGTAGTTGCTGTTGAAACATTGTCTAATGTTCCAGAAACAGGTGTTGCATATAAAACAGTATTATCACTAAATTCTGATTGTTCACTGTTCGAACCACCTGCTTTTAAATATTTCAAATATAAAATCAAAGGATCATCTGCTGTTGGTTCTTCGATGTGTATAATGTTTGCACGAATAACAGTGTCTTCATTGACTGATCCAGATGGGTCTTCGTCTTGTATAACTATATCACCTGCTGTCAAAGCAGTTTGATAAGCACTAATAAGTGTAGATTGTTCATCGCTTGTAAGTGAATCTAAATTTATTTTTACACCATAAACCAAACCAGAATATGCCGATTGTCCCGGAATAACTACTGTGCCATCTTTGAAAAAATGCTTGCCAAAGTTTCCGATTTGTTTTTGAAGTATTGATTGTAACTGTGTTAATTCTCTTGCTTGAACAGAAAATCCCGGTCTAAAAAGAACACGGTGAAAATCTTTATTCTCATCAAAATCGTCGTAATATGGCGAGGTGTTTAAATCTGTTTTTTGCATTTAGAATTCCACTATTATTTTTATGTCTTCGGTTTGGTCAGATGCCCTTGATATCGGTCGTCTATTCTCTATGTATATGATATTTCCCGAATCAGGTTCTAGTTCTGGATTATTGTAACCAGATGCAAATGTCAAAGTTGCAGATGAAAGTGTAACCGAACTTGAAGTAGTTGTGTCAACCGTACCAACTGCACCTGAAGTAGCACCTGTGATATCATTTCCACCGCTAAATCTAACCAACGCACCATCGCTGGTACCAAAATCTTCAAATCGTTCTTGCACATAATATAAAATTTTATTTGTTGCATCATATTCAACTACTTTACCAACTGCACCTGTTGTTGCTTGTGTGATTTTTTCGTCGATGTCAAACGATTTAGTTGCGCTTGAAAATAAAACAGCGTATGTTTGTCTACCAGTTGAAGCAGTAAAACTTGTCGTTGTGCCATATTGGTATGGGTTTGTTACAACACCGATTTTTCTAATATCATTTCCTACTGCTAAGTCATTTGATTCATCTTGTTGAAACTTAGTATTCATCATTACATAATGACCACCGAGTTCGCTTATTGGATCTTTACCGTGACCGCCTCTTGGTCCAATGATTGGATTGATTGTAGGTGTTGTGATTGCGACACCTGAATTAGATCGTAAAGCAGTTGCAGATGCAACGGCAGTTGATAAACCGCTGTCTGTATAAATGTTTGCATAGTTTGCTTCTGAAAAATCAATCGTTCCGAATGTGTAACCAGAACCTTTTGCAGACATTTTTGAACCAGTTGATAAGTTGAATCTTGCAACCGCATTTGATGAAACTACAATTTCAGCAACGGCACTTGCACCGTCACCTTGAACTGCCATATAATATGTGTCGTCTGCTATACCAGCACCGACATTTTCAACTTTAAGAACGTCTATTTGACCGTCTGTTTCAGCAGTGTCATCACTGGAAACTGCCATATAATCAAATGTAAGAAATTTGTCTGCTTGGTTTGCAGTCAATGTATAAAGATATTTTACTGTATAATCGTCAGATGTTTTAAACGGTGCCGCTGCTTCAGAAGTAGGTTCTGCCGCACTTGTAACTGCATTGTTATTATTATCTAAAACTTTATAAACACGATTAGCAGATGTAACATAAAAGAAAGTGGAATCCCAAAGACTTGAAGCACTGCTGTCTGATTGATTTGATGAACTAATATTATGTTCATACATATCGTATCTATTACCGATTGTGTAATCTCTTCTTGGAATTACATTTGAAACATCGGTTGAATTAATTCTTTTTGCGGCAATCATATTATCCCAATCATAATATTCAGATGAAACGTCATCGATTGGTGTAGGTGGTGCATTATCTGATACACCTGTTCCATCATTTGTTGCATTGAATGAAGATGATTTTCCGAGAAACATATAATAATATGTTGGAGATGCTTCGCTAAATGATTCTAAAAATTGATCTGCGTTATTTTTTGCAAATCTTTCTGTTACTATTGCCGCCATAATTATCCTTGTTATGAATGTATAGAGTTATTTATAAAGAAAAAGTCAATCTGTTTCAGATTCTAAATTATTTTTTAGAATGTATTCAAACTTGTTTTGTTTGACTTGTTTCTTTTTGTTTTCTTTTTCTTTTTGTTGAAGTTTTTGTAAATAATCTTTATTTTTCATAATATTATTTATTATGAATCTTTTGGGTATTTCCAAAGAACTCTCATTTCCCAACCTAACATTTTGTATAATGTACCACCGAATGCGTGAATGAGTGCGAAAAAGTAAGGTGCTCTTATGTCATACAGATAGTATGCTGGATATAATAAACATGCAAGTAAAAGAGTAGTAACTGTTAGTTTGATGTTTGGTATGTGCAAACCAGCAAATAAAATGATTGAACCAATTGCTTTTGCTATAGCAGGTAAAGGTAAAAAATGAAACACACCTAAAATAAATGCTTGTTGCAAACCGCCCCATAGGAAGTAGAGTGCAAAAGATTTCATGAAACTAAATTCAAATGAAGAAAGTTTGTTATCAAAGTATTCTCTATTTTGTGACTTATAGATTTGCTTGAATAAAGAATATATTATTCCGCATGAACCTACGAGAAACAAAATAGAGTTTATACTAAGATGATTCATTGTTATTTGTCTGCTGGTTCTGGAGTGTTACCTTCAGCAACCCATTTTAGATATTCTTGATAGTCTGTGTTTGCTTCGTCGAATGGAATTGTCCCTTTATTCTCATTGAATATTGCATATTCGTTTCCATCAATATCTTTTAGTGACTTATACATCATATTCTCCTTTATAATTCAGCATTTGCTTCATAGTGACCGGTATATCCAGCAGGTGTTGTATTACCTGATCTGGCAATATAAGCAAAACCAGTTTCTCCAATATATCCAGCAGTTGCCGTGTTTGTGTTGCCTGATAATTGATTAGCAACATTAGCATTGCTATAAAGACCAATTGTAGGCGTTGCTCTTTTCCAAACTCTGAATTGTGCTCCGGAGGTTTCACCCGGATGATACGCAACAAATGTTAGTGATCCTGAATTATCATAACTTGTATTACTAAGAACACCAGTTCGCTCAAAATACCTCTGACACAAATCCAACTCCTGACCAACTGATCTATTTTCAAATGCAGTTGCTGTTTGACCTGCTTCTAATTGAGTCAGTGCTATTTTGAAGTTGTTATCGGTGCTGTCGAGTGCATTGACTTGGTTAGAAGTTGATATATCCATGTCTGTAGACCATGATCCTACTGTTCCACCATTATATGTTGAACCAACCGATAATATCCAGCGAACCCATAACCCTATGCCATTCGTATCATTCCATGTACCTGATGTATCGACCGCAAATGTTACTTCTGCCTTTTCCCAAGTGTTCGTTGTGCTTTGAGTGTATTCGGCAATATAGTTTCTTGAAAAATCAGAATTTGCAAGAGCAATACTATAAGTTCCTGTTTTAGTGTGCTTATGCCAAAATGATAAAGTTACATATCTAGTTCCAGACTGCCCAAAACCTAAATCTAATAAATTATAACCTTCAATTGGTTGTCGTATTTGAAAATATTGACCAGCACCGATTGAGGTGTCTGCCGTTGTTACATCTAAATGCAAGCAGTGTTTTGTATAAACACCTGCCTGAGCAACCGTTGGTGCATCCTCTGTTCTTTTCACATCGACAGCGGCATCACTTGAACGGGCAACCTTCCAACGGTCAGCACTATAAGCATCATTTGCTGGATTTGTAAAACTCGTTCCTCTTTGCCAAGGATTCGTACTAAAATTGCCACCCATGATTTTATTTCTAAAACCTAATGTTACGCTGGATGAATCAACTTGTGAAATAGTTACAGCATCGTCTGCTATCTTTGCAGTTGTAACAGCGTCATCATTTATCTTTGCAGTTTCAACCGCACTTGTTCCTAATTTGTCGGTAGTAACTGTTCCGTCTGAAATTGTGCTAATTATACCTTCAGAACCTAACTGATAAACTTGAATGTTATTTGTGCCAGATGATGGTGCCGATGTAAATGTGATTGTAGAACCACTTACTGTAAAAGCATATGAACCGCCTTCTCTTTGATAAACATTATCAACAAAGACTAAAAAGAATTCATCGTCTGTTGAAGCAGGTGTTTTTGTTAATGTAAATGCAGTTGTTGAACCATCACCATTGAAATTATCAATATGAGACGTTGTGAATGGTGAGTTGCCAATATATGAATTGTTTAAATCAACTCCTGATGGTGTATTTCCTATGTATGACATCTATAATATCCCTCTACTATTTTTTTTTAGGTAACGTCTTCGAGTATTGAAGCAACTACATCAATTGTTGCGGCAGAAGCATATACTTGAATTTTATCATCACCGTTCAATACGATTTTCTGACCTGATACAACTTTTAGTGTACCTCCTGATGGAACTGGTGCCTCTTTTGTTAAAAAGTAACCTGCTGTTCCTGAACTATCGTATATTTTTACAGATACATCAACTGAAGATGACCCTGTGTTACAACAATCTAATTCAACACAGATTGAATTTACTGCTGAACCATTGTTTGCTGTGTATACATCAGTTGGTGAACCAGAACTTGTGCTTATGCTTGTTGCAAATGCGTTTTTAAAATTGTTTGCCATGAATAAATCCTTTTGTTTTTAGTCTTTATAGTTATTATTTATAAAACATTATAAACTGTTTTTCAATAATTTTATCCCAATGCAACAGAAACTGCTATGCTAAAACCTTGCGTAGAAAGTTTTCCATCTTCTGCTGGTAAAGTAAGCGTTCTATCTGTTGATGGATCTTCAGGTGTCAAAGTTATTTCAGCGGCATCGTCCGTTGCACCTTCAAACACAATTGAACCGCCAACATTTACATCACCGGAAGTTGTTACAGTTGTGCCATCAACGTCACCTGTAACATTTCCAGTTACGTCACCTGTAACATTTCCTGTAAATGTACCAGTGATTGTTTTGTTTGTAAGTGTCTGTGTGGCATCTTCTAAAACAAAATCATCGGTTGGTAATGTTGTGGCAGAACCACTTACGTTACTAAGTTTTGTATAGATTTCAGTAAAGTTATCATTTATCTTGTCACCGCCGGTTCTTAATGAATCACCAGTGCCGTCATCTGCTGTTGAACCAATACCTACTGTTTGCTTTGACATATTTTATTATTTCCTGTTATTATTTATTTATTTATATCAACTATTTTTATCAAATGTTACCGTTACGTCATCAAAAGTTGAAGCAGTTGAATCAAAAATATAACTTCTGGTTCTTGTAACATTGACAGTTGAAGGTGGCGGCACATTTATTTTTGTTGTGTATGCAGAACTTGGTATGTTACCGCTACTATCAGAAACTTGATCTATTCTGTAACTACCAAAATCTTGTATTCTGTACGCATCTGAATAATTATAATAAAGACTTTTTTTCCTATCGATTCCCGGATAATTTGCAACATCTGATTCAGCACTTTCACCTCTCGCAAATGCGTATTTTGCTAACAAGTCTAATGTATGACCAGTCGATGAGATTGAACCAGTTGTGCCAATATTCAACTTGACCGATGAACTTAATGTAAGTTCTCTCTTACTAGATGGCACATCAGATGACGAATCGTAACCAACCTGTGGTGTAGAATTTAAAGTTGTGCCATCGGTATCTGTACCAAGTCTTCTCGCAAAGACTGTTTGTATTATTGCATCGAATGTGCTTGCAAGTTCAGGTGTGAATGTTTCACTACTTGTATTGTCTGATACTTCGCTACCAGTAATTGATTTTATTTTAGCACTTACCAATGTGCTTGTAGTCAATTGACCAAACAAATTCCAACCAGAAGGGTGAATTGAATTTTTGAGTAACGATCTCCATTTGTCAGTTGATTGATCAACCTTTACAACATATGAAAAATCTTGATAAAAACGATTGTCTTGTAAAAAGTTTGAAGGATTCGATACACGACCTTTTTCGTTTATGAATTTACCAGATTCATTTCCAAGATAACCAACCGATGAAGTGCCAGATGCAGTATTATCAATAGCAATTGTTGCCGTTGCACCGCCGGTATCTGTGATTGTATCACCTACTATAAAATCATCTGTGCTATCGACGATTAGTATTTGTCTATCACTATCATACGAAACTACTGTTCCTGTATGTGTTGTAAGTGTATTGTCCTTTGTAAAAGTTCCAGTAATATCTTTGAGTCTGAAATTTTTATCAAAATATATTGCAGGTGCCGATGTGTAATTCAAACCAAAGTTTTTTGGATCTATTTGTTTTACTGAACCAACACCAGATGTTGAAATAGTTAGAACCGAAGCACCTGAACCGCCTGAAGTTGTGATTGATGAAACCAAAGGTAACTTATTATAATTTTTACCTCTTTTGATTACACGAACTTTTGTGATTTTTCCAACTTCAGATGCGCCATCTAAACTGTCTATCGTTTCTTCTTCAAGAACGATATCGGTGCCAAAATAAGTGTCACCATAAAATGCTTCACTACCAGATTCCAATTTCATATATTGTGTATCTGTGTATGTAACTTTGATGTTATCTAAGTTTGCAGGTGCCGATGAAAATGTTAGATTAGTGCCTGAGACTGTAAAACCTGACGATTGAACAGCAGTATTCAATTCAATTTGAACTTGATATTCAGTAACTTCTCTATTTAATTTGAATACTGTTGTTGAACCGTCACCTGTAAAAGATTCATAGTCGTCTTCCATTGCGAATGAACCACCGACAACACGAACCTTTGCTTCGGCACCTGTTCCGTTTGTGTCGTCTTCATTGAAGTTCAATTCGTCTCCGATTGCATAACCAGAACCGCCGTCATCAATCAAATAATTGTCAATACCGCCGTCACCGATCAAACCAACTTGCAATTTTGCAAACCCATTTCCGGCAGACGCAATATCAATTTCGTCTTCTACATTATAGTTGTGACCTGACTCTGTAATTGTCGCACCTGTGATAATACCTTTCACAGTGAATGTTATAAATCTATCTGTGACATTTGATATTGCCGTAACTTCTTCACCTACACTAAATGTCCCAGTTGATAAATTATCATCGATCACTGCCTCAATAACAGTGTCTTGACCTTCAGAAAAACTAATTACGGTTTCTACGACCGCAGTTGCGTTTGTTGTTTTACCAGTTATTTTTTCACCAACCATTTCATTGGCATTTGACTCACCAACTGCTGTCAGTCTTATAACTTTATTTTTTACCCATCTACCATCAGATGGTTTGAGTATTTTTTCTCTCGGATATTCTATTGTAACATCTTGACCAAAAAGAATTCTGAAAAAATATTCATGACCTCTTTTTGTACCTTTTGCTTCGTAAAGATTTTTTATGTTTTTTGTAAGTTTTCTTTTGTCAATACCTTCTACTAAATTTTCAGGTATTGTTTGCAAATACATATCACGAAATCTTTTTAGGAATTCATCAACCGTTTCATCGACATCAACATAATCAATCAATTGATGTATGTTTTGAACTGGATTGCCTTTATAACTTACAACGGTTGCGGTTGCGCCTGAAGTTGAACCAGTGATTGTCTCACCAACCATGAATCTTTGATTAGCACGAATAAATACTTTGTTGTCATTAATAATTTTTTCTAAAACAACAGTTGAAGTTGCGTTTGATGTAGAACCTGTAACAGTTTCACCGACAACGAAAATGCTTGAGTCTTCTGTTAGAAATAAACTATCATCTTGATTGATAACTTGATTTGATGTATTTGTTTCAAGTGCAAGCGTTGAAAAATCTGCATTGACTGTTAGTTCACCTGTCTCTAAAAACTCATAATAATATTTCAAAAATTGAAGGAATAAGGGATACTCCTCTTGTACAACATTTGGTGTTGTTTGTTTAAAAAGGTTTGATAACTTATGTTCTAATGTAACTTTGTTATCAATCATCTAATTATCCACTTATAGAATTTGAGGTAAATGTGCTTTTCTCAAAATCTATTTGAACTAACTGATTTCTAATTGAAAATATGTTTTGATTGTCAGGTTCTGTTGTTAGTTCGATTGTTGTTGTATTTGTAGAACCAGCAGGTGGTATAACTTCTGTGACATTGAGTGTGATTTCTATTTTACCAGTTACATAATTAATCGTACCTACTGTTCTATTGACAAAGTTCTTGATTATATTTGCACCAGATGCTGATAAGTAATAGGATCTAATATTTCCGTCACCGTCATCGTCAAGAAAAATTGTGTTTGTGTTGCCACTTACTTTGAAACCAGTTGATGAAACTATACCGCCATTGTCAGCATTGTAACTTGCAGATGGATGAAATAATTGATTGTTGAAATCCAGCGTGTATTTCAAACTACTATTCAAAGTAGGTATGAAAGTTTTTATTATCTTTAGTTTATTTGAAACCGATACGATTGAGTCATCAGCATCTTGTAAATTCTTTGCATAAACTGAGTTTTTGAAAGATGTGCCAAAATTTGAAAGTGTTGTATTGTAAGTTTGTGCTTTACTAATCACATCATTTTCTAATTGTACATTTGTTTTGATTGTTGATTTTTCATCATATTCAAATGATGTTGTGCAAATAACTTTTGTTGTTTCATAGTCAACAATTTCTGGTAACACCGAGGCAATTGTATATTTTTTCAAATCGGTAATAATATTTTCTTTTGCCTGAGAATTTAAAGTTATAATATTTTTTGGTTTGATTGAAATAAATATTTTACCATAGATAGGTGGATCATTATCTTCTCCACCCCATACACTTACACTACTTGCGTTTGGATAAATTTTTGATAAAATTGTTTTATAATCCTGAGTTGTAACGGCACGATTTTTTGCAGTATTATTCAACCTTGAATTTGTTTTGATTGAATCGTTTGTTTCTGGTAACATACCACCTTGTGAAATTTCAGAAGTTACTACTGTAACATCAGTTTTACCAGATATTGAACCTGAGAATGTAAATTCAAATGCACCGTTTGCTTCAAACTCATTTGTTACGATGTATTCTAAAATGATAATGTTTCCATTGTCAAGTGCTTTACCAACAATACCGTCTCCAAAATAAACTTCGTATGATCCAGATGTTTGTTGTAAAAAATAAATTAAACTATCACTATTTTCATTTGTGATGTCTTCAACTCTTGTAAAAGTTCTTGTTGTATTATCAGACAAAGAATTTTGAACGGAGACTTTTAGAGTTGAAATATCAACCTTATCAGAATCAAGTATAAATTTTTGTTGTAAATTGTTTGAGTTCGCAGAATATCTTGTTGTTACCAAAGTACCTTCATAAATTGGTAACTGCAAAAATTCTAAAACTCCATTTTGCTTATTGATTGTAACGTCTTCGTTTACAAGAAATGAATAAGTTGAATTGTTTATATCAGATGAAAACTTTGTACCTTTTGTTATAGTAGCAGTTGACAAATCTTCAGGATTGTTTATCGTTACATTTAGATAAGCAATCGGTGCCTTTGACGATCTTGGTAAATAACCAAGAGTTTTAGCATGAGAAGAAATTGTGCTTTTCAAAACTGCGGTATCAAGAAACATTTCGCTTGAAGAAAAGTTCAAATTGTATGCAAGATAATGTGTATTGTATGCAAGTATGTCTAACAACACGTTCATACCAGAACCTTCAAAATTATAATCAGAAAACTCTGTTTGTGATTTTAGAAAAAGTTTTAGATTGTCTTTGATTCCATCGAAATCTAATTCGGTTATTTTATTTTTTGCCATTTATCGTAATCTCTCTAGTATGATTTCTGCCGTTTGTAAATCTGCTGGTGTATTATTCAAATAAAAATCGACCAACACTTGATATTTGTTATCATCATATAATGGGAAAACACGAACCCCTGCCAAGATTATTCTTGGTTCAAAATTATTTATAACGAGTTCTATACGAGTTGCAAGAACATTCGCTGTGATACCATCCATTGGTTCAAACAATAAATCTTGAATACCTGAACTTACTTCTGAATGAAAAGGTTTGTCAGTTGGCATCAAAGTAATCAAATGATTCAAACTTCTTTTTACAGATTGAACATCTGTTACTTTTGAAACATCTCCGGTAATCGGATTTCTTGTCATATTGAGATTCAAATCTTTATACTGTTGTGCATTTCTTTCAGAATCTTTTGTAAGAGAAGCGTCATACTTTACACTCATAACTATTATTTATAAGAATAAATGACAAATATACAAATTGAGTTTTATCTAAAATATAGATGTTACTTCTTTTATAAGGCAATCAACAAAAGATGTAGATAAATCAATTTTTATTGGCACTTCAAATGGTATTGTTATTTCATCCAAACTAATTTGAGAAAAATACCCTGACATTTTATTTTTGATATAGTTTGTAGGTGGTATCAATAATATTATTTTTTGAATACTTGTAATCAAGTCATTTATACCACTAATTACGTTTGGCGTTTCAGCAATAACTCCAAGTGGTCCAGCAGCAACTGCGGTAGTTGTAGATGAAAATAAACCTTGAACAAGAGATTTCATTGTGTCTTCAACTTCTTTGATAAGTTCAAACAAAGGATCTAACAAAGGTAAAAAACCTGCCATGACAAGTTCTGATAATTTAGTTTGTGCTTCTGAACCATCCCATTCTGGAAAAGGTATTTCACCTATGTCACCAAAATTCAAACCTTTCAAATATGAAGGCACACCGTCTATGTCCGGTATTTTCAATGGTATACCAATATTGAAATCATTTACGAAATCTCCAAATGCTAATGACTTTAAAGAACCAACTGGATCAGCACCGATTGAAATCAAATCTGCCATACTTGATAATATAGCAGTCAAACTTGACAATAACTCATTAAGCGCAGATATAACTGCCGCCGGATTTGCTTCTGCTATCACATCAAGAACAGCATTCAAAGAATCTAATAAAATAACGAAAGGTGCAAATTGAACATCAATTGTATTTTGCTTTACAAACTTATCAGATTGATCAATTAGACTTTTACTAAGTTGTTT